CCTGTGACAAATGCCAATCCGTTGTTTAATAATCCTGTGTAATTTATTCCTTGAGTTGGAAGTATTCCAGGAGTTCCATACCCTGTTGTTGATCCAAATCCAGGTGATCCCAAGATAGAGCCAATTGATATACCTCCCCCACCAAACCCTGGAATAAGATTGGGGTTGACGCCAGTGGCACCTCTTACTACTGATCCGACTCCGGGAAGTTGACCTGTCAACACTGTGCCAACCAGCGCAGGATTGATTCCAGTGGCACTGCCAATCAATGCAGAGCCCACTGGCACAACAGCACCGGCTGCTGTGGTCAACAAGTTTGTGCCAATTGATGTGGCGCCATTGACTATTGAGCCAACGCCTGGAATACCAGTGATGCCCGATGGCAACGCACCGGTGATACTGTTGATTGATGTTGGGAGAAGATTTGTTATGCCACCAAATGATCCTGCAACATCTCCAAAAAATTCTGTGAAGCCTGTGCCAGCTGAATCTAGTATACTGCCAAAGCTGGTGGCATTGAACCAATCAGCGTTGCCGGCAAAACTGCCAACCTGTTCATACAGACTACCGCCAATGTCGCCAAAAAATTCTCCGGCACCGGAGAATATGTCTCCTCCAAAGTCAACAAAGCTTCCGCCAATGTCTGTTAAAAATTCTGTGCCAAAACTGTCTGTAAATGAGTCTAGACCAAAGTCGCTGGTAAAATCTGCAGCAAAGTCCGTGGCAAAGTCAGCGAAACCGCCAATTGTACCACCAATGTCAAATCCGCCTACACTCATTTACTGTTCCTTAAAATGTCTTGATTATGGTTTCAAGATCTGTTTCTGTTGTGGGGTGAATACAATACCACACACAGTCATCCAACGTGGCCACAGCATATCGTGTGTTGGCTTTGAGCAACACATGTATAGGTGCAATCAACTTGGCTTTGTAATCAGGGCCTTCAATATACACACTGCCCTGTGCCAGTATAGTCACATGATCTGTGGCAAACTGCTTGGTATATAATTTTACACCTCGAGGTACTGAATATGCTTTGATAAAAACACCATCAGCAACAATGTTTTTTACACGAGCATGCTCTAGCAAACTTTTTGCTTGTTCCTGAACCACATCAGCAGAGTCCGCTAAGTCTGCACGTGGTTGAATATCATTGGTTTCCATAGCTGTATTTACTCAAATAATAATAGGCTAACATAAAGAAAAGGTTGACAACAGGCTAACATGTTGTATAATAAGTATATTATTAGGAGATTAAATCTTGGCTACAGCGCCCGTTACTACCAAAAAAGTCAACTATCTCAACAACAGAGATATTTTAAAAGAAATACACCTAAGCAAAAACACATATTGTACATATACTGATCCTGTCAGCGATCATCAGTATGATATTATTTTGCCCACAGTGGAGAAGATCAATCAACGTACCATTGCCGAAGCTAGACGCAATAGAGCCGACAGATTAAAGCGCGAAGGTACCATTGTGGACCCAAAAAAGATACCCAACACAGATCTTGTGTTCCGTATAACTTGCTGGGAACACATACCCATGGCTCCAAAAAAAGTGCCCAAATCTGCGTTAAAAAAGAAAAAACTAGAAGACATTCTGGAATTTGACGTTGTAGAAGATGATCCACTGGCCGACTTGATTGACGAACCTGTGTTGGATACCACACGTATGCGTGTAAACTTTCCACCGTTTGAGCACTATCGACTCAATGAGAATAAAGAACCGTTTTTGGTGGGGCGCAGTCACTGGATTGGAGATTTTAAAAACGGTGAATTCTCAAAAGATCACGGACAAATGACTCGCAAGCTAGCCATGATGTTTATGAAGCTGTGCGAACGCTATGCCACACGTAGTAACTGGCGTGGTTATACCTACAATGAAGAAATGCGTGGGCAGGCCTTGCTACAGTTAAGTCAAATCGGTTTACAGTTTGATGAGTCTAAAAGCCAAAATCCATTTGCTTATTACACTGCCGCTATTACTAATAGTTTTACTCGTATTTTAAATTTAGAAAAGAAAAATCAAAACATCCGTGATGACATTTTGGAAATCAACGGACTTAACCCAAGTTGGACTCGACAAAATTCTGGCAAATCCAATCCTGACCATGTTGCCGGACCGGTTGTAAACATCGATCAAGACTAGTATAATCATTGAATGAGTCTATTTAAAAAAGCATTGATGTTTACGGACATCCACTTTGGTTTGAAATCAAACAGTCTAGTCCACAACCAAGATTGCGAAGCGTTTGTGGATTGGGCTATACAACTAGGCAAGGAACAAGGTTGCGAAACTGGATTCTTCTTGGGAGATTGGCATCATCATAGAGCCAGTTTGAATTTACAAACACTGAATTTTAGTTTGCGCAGTTTGGAAAAACTATCGCGAGCGTTTGATAGATTTTACTTTATTCCGGGCAATCACGACTTGTACTATCGCGATCGGCGCGACATACACGGTGCTGAATGGGCTAGACATATTCCCAACATCATTGTGGTCAATGACTGGTTTCAAGACGAGGATGTGGTAATTGCTCCCTGGCTTGTAGGCGATGATCACAAACGCATACCCAAACTTGATGCTCGATATGTACTCGGACATTTTGAACTACCGCATTTTAAAATGAATGCCATGGTAGAAATGCCAGATCATGGAGAACTACAGGCCGAACACTTTGACGGTGTAGGCGAAGTATTCTCCGGACACTTTCACCTACGTCAACAAAGACGCAACATCAACTATATCGGCAATGCTTTCCCACATAACTTTGCCGACGCCGGTGATGCCAATCGTGGATGCACTGTTGTCAACTGGGGCGAAAAGCCCGAATATCATGCTTGGCCAGGACAACCGTTGTACAAAGTTACCAAGTTAAGCTCAGTAATTGACAATGCACTAAATATACTTGTGCCAAACATGCACGTCAGAGTCGAATTAGACATTGACATCAGCTATGAAGAAGCAACATTTATCAAAGATACATTTGTCAAAGATTACAACTTGAGAGAGATGGCTTTGATTCCAGTCAAGAGCACAGCCGTAGACACAGACATGGCGCCTGGCGAAGTTAGATTTGAATCAGTGGATCAAATTGTCACTGATCAAATCACAAATATATCCAGTGAATTTTACGATCCAAAACTGCTGTTGCAGATTTATCAAAATTTATGATATCGCACAATGAACATAATGTAGTCATAGCTGCTATGCCATTTGTTGACAGTATGCATGCTCCAATGGCAGCACCAGCTGTGCTCAAAGCATCATTGACTAAAGCTGGAATCAAGTCCACTGCAATAGATCTCAATATAGAAGTTTTAATTAAAGTTAAGTCACACCCGGAATATCATAATCTTAAAAAATTTTTTGAAAATCAAGAAGTTGACGACAGCCGGAACGTACAAGAAATTTCTAAAATACTTCAATATTGTGCTGAACGTATTGTTTCTAAAAATCCTACTGTGATAGCCTTGAGTTTGTTAACTTTTGAATGTCAAAACTTTACTCTATGGTTGTGTCTATTATTGCGTCAACAATGTCCAACTGCTAGAATTGTCATTGGTGGGCCTGGGATAAAAAATCAAGTAGCCAATCTCAATGACAAATTTCGAGAAGTTGCTGTTGAGTTAGGGCTTATTGACCACTACGTAACCGGCGACGGCGATCAAGCATTGATAGAATACATAAAAGGAAATTACAACTTTCCCGGAATCAACACAGATCATTGGACACCCATTAAAGATCTTGATTCGTTGCCGTACCCGGACTGGTCTGATTATAATTTTTATCTCTATTCTCAAACCTATATTCCAGTGGTCGATTCCAAGGGCTGTGTAAGAAATTGTGAATTCTGTGACATTATTGAATTCTGGGAGAAGTTTCAGTCAAGAAAGGCAGATAGTATATTCAGTGAGATGTTGCATCAGATAGATCGTTATGGATATTACAACTTTGACTTTAGAAGTAGTTTGTCAAACGGAAATCTTAAAGAATTTAAAAAACTGTTGACATTGATGCATGAATACAATAAAACCAAAACATATCGACCAGAACAAATCAGTTGGAATGCTTCATTTATAGTAAGACAAAAAAGTCAGCACCCAGAGTTAATGTGGGAGCAGATGGGAGCCACTCATGCGTCACTGAGTCTTGGTATAGAAAGCGTGGTTCCCCATGTAAGACATCATCTTGGTAAACATTTTGAAAACGAGGATATAGATTGGCATCTCGAAATGGCCAAGAAATACAATGTCAAAATTATCATGATGATAATCACTGGATACCCAACAGAAACAAGAGAAGATTGGGAATTTACTAAAAACTGGTTCAAAGAACGATCACATTATAATGATACGATATCTAGACTGTTTTTGTCTCCTGCTGGTATTTTAAATGGCACCGAACTACAACGTAATATGAAATCGCACGGAATTATCTGGCTAGGAGGCAACAAGCTTACCAGATGGGAAACTAAAAATATAAATTTTAATGAAAGAATGTCATATCATTCTGAACTAGTTGAATTATGCAAAAATTTAGGATTCAATCTTGATGAATACTAACATGCTTTCTAACAAGATAGATTTGGTTTTGTATTCAGACCATCCGTCAAATAAATCTCACTTTTCCATAAGAGACAAACATCAAACCTTTGTTGAAAATGTCACTTTCAACAATTGCAATCAACAAACAATATCGCTAGATATTAAATTTCCTAACACGTTGTTTGTAGACATAGTCATTGATGACAATATTCCTTCGTTTATATATTTAGAAAAATTAACGTTGGCAGGACTAGCTCTATCTGATCATGTCATGGAACAAATATGCATTTTCAGTTCTGAATCGTCTAATGAAACTAAAGTTTCAAGGACTTGGAATCAATCTGGCACAGTGTTGTTTGAGTTTTTTGCTCTAGATTGGATACAGTATCATTTGCTTTATAAAAATAAAATAACATTTTGATGATTTATTGTATATGGTATCCAGGAGGAGGGTTTGGACACTTCATTAACGCTGTTTTGACTCTGCACGGAAAAAATTTTGTTAGACCTATAAATCAAAACTTTGAGTTTGATTCTGCTGGTACCAGTCATTTGTTGGAACTTGTTGCTCCAAAATATTTATACGACCCAGCAGAATATGATTTTGTGTTTGACAATCAAAAATCCTATGCAGTGTTGATAGACAATGGCAATCACAATGAGTCTACTAGATTTCTTAAATTTTTTCCAAATTCTCAAGTTATAAAAATCTGTTACTCAGACTGGTCATGGCCTATTGTTGCACAGACTATGCTAGTTAAAACAGTACCGGGAAGATCGTTGGAATCGGAGTTACCATTGAAAAATGATTGGTCCACAAATGCCGACTGGGCAGTGAGAGAAAAATATTTTCTTTATCTTAGAGACCATAATTTGCGTTTTAAATGGCAATCAACTAATTCAATGCATAATCTTGATGTTGCCGATATATCATCGTATCAACGGTTGAGAGACAAGTTAACAAGTTTTAACATTGTAACTGAAGATTTTGAATCCCTGTGGGTTCAATGGTTTTTGGCCAACAAGAAATATGTTGAACCAACCCTGATGGTTAAAAAAATTATAGATTCGTTAGATACATCACAAAATTTAGATCTATCGTTTATTACAGATACATGGACTCAGGCAGTTCTCTACTATTTTATTTGGTTAAAATATAACATAGAAGTTCCGCACAACGATTACTCAAACTGGTTTACAACCACCAAAGATATTGTTACAATGTTAAACAACCACGGAGTTATGCATTGATTCACATTAAAAATCTAACTGTTAAAAATTTTATGAGTGTGGGCAATGCCACACAGGCCATTGATTTTGATCGCAGAGATCTTACATTGGTGCTGGGAGAAAACTTAGACCTAGGCGGCGATGGATCTCGCAACGGCACTGGCAAAACCACCATTATCAATGCGCTGAGTTATGCCTTGTACGGCAATGCATTGAGCAACATTCGCAAAGATAATTTGGTCAACAAAACCAACGGTAAAAACATGCTTGTGAGTTTGGATTTTATTGTAGCAGGCAAAGAATACAGAATTGAACGTGGTCGTAAACCCAATGTGTTGAAGTTCTATGTCAACAACGAAGAACAAGCAGCCAGTGACTATGCTCAAGGCGACTCAAGAGAAACTCAGGAAGCCATTGAAACCACAATGGGGCTGAGTCATGACATGTTCAAACACATCATGGCTTTAAACACTTACACAGAACCATTTCTTAGTTTGAAAGCCAATGATCAACGCACATTGATCGAACAGTTACTGGGCATTACCATGCTCAGTGAACGTGCTGAACGTATCAAAGAACTAAACAAAGAAACCAAAGATTCAATCACACAAGAAGAATTTAGAATACGAGCTGTGATCGAAGCCAACAAGCGTATTGAAGAACAAATCGAAAGTCTCAAACGCAGACAAACCATGTGGACAGCCAAACATGCCGAAGACATACAAAAGTTACAAATTGCCCTTGACGAATTGGGAAAAATTGACATCGATGCAGAGATCCTGGCGCACAAGGAACATTCGGCGTGGGATCAACGCCGCAAGGACTTTAATGACCTACAAGGTGCCATCAGTCGCGCCAAGTTGGAGGTCCAACGCGAAGAGAAGGCCATTAAAAAATTGGAGACGGAAATCGAAGCTCTCCAGAAGCATCAGTGCCATACGTGCGGTAGTCCGTTCCACGACGAGAAGCACCAACAAGTTTTGGAGAATAAACAGAAAGATTTGGCAGATGCGCGAGCGAAATGCCAAGCGGATAGCACTACAGTATCAGAAATACAGACTGCCATCACCCAGCTGGGCGAGATAGGTCGACCGCCTACAATGTTCTATGACAAAGAAGAAGATGCCATCCATCATAGAGCCACATTGGCAGGACTACAAGCACAAATTGAAAACAAGCGAACAGAAACTGATCCCTACGAAGAACAAATTGTTGAAATGGCTCAACAGGCTCTACAGACCATTGACTACGACGAACTCAATAGACTCACACGTTTGCAAGAGCATCAAGAGTTTTTGTTAAAACTGTTGACATCAAAGGATAGTTTTATTCGAAAGAAGATTATTGAACAAAATCTAAGTTATCTAAATCAACGTCTGACACATTATTTAGATCGCATTGGTTTGCCACACACTGTTGTGTTTCAAAATGATTTAACTGTGAGCATTGAGGAACTGGGTCGTGAATTGGATTTTGATAACTTGAGTCGAGGTGAAAGAAATCGTCTTATTCTTTCAATGTCATGGGCATTCCGAGATGTTTGGGAAAGTTTGTATGCTCCAATCAATGTGTTGTTTATTGATGAAATGATCGACAACGGCATGGACACACAAGGCGTTGAGAACAGTTTGGCCTTGCTGAAGAAAATGAGCCGCGAACGTCACAAGTCAATTTGGCTGGTCAGTCACAAAGATGAGCTGGCCGGACGAGTAGAAAACATTCTCAAAGTGATCAAAGAGAATGGGTTTACCAGTTACAACACGGATGTAGACATTGCGTAGAATTAAAGTACTGCATCTCGAACCCACCGATGTTTGTCAACTAGCCTGCCCGTTGTGCGCTAGAGAAACCGATGCTGAGTTTAATAAACGCACACAACATCATTTGACTATTTCGCATATTCAACAACATTTCAGTGATCGTGTGATCAAAAGTCTAGACAAAGTGTTTATGTGTGGCAACTACGGTGATCCGGCTGCTGGAAAGTATACATTGGACATTTATCGTTGGTTTAGAAATCTAAATCCCAATATTACTTTGGGGATGAATACCAACGGTGCTCTCCAGACAACATTTTATTGGCACGAGTTAGGAAAATTGTTTAATCAACCACAAGACTATGTGGTGTTCAGCATTGATGGATTAGAAGATACCAATCCTGTGTATCGTGTAAATTCAAATTGGAATAAATTAATGGCCAACGCCGAGGCATACATTTCCGCAGGTGGATCAGCTCATTGGGATATGCTGGTATACAAGCACAATCAACATCAAGTTGATGCGTGCGAACAACTGGCCAGAGACATGGGATTCACTTGGTTTCGTGCCAAAGTTTCAAAGCGTCCGCTCATTAATGGATTAGAATCTCCAATTGGTTGGCATAAACCGGCAGTTAATCAAGGACCAATTAAGTGTCATGCTGTAACAGAAAAAAGTTCTTATATTGATGCACAAGGCAGATTGAATCCGTGTTGCTGGTTGGGCAGTACTCAAAGTTCTGTTGTTAAAGATTTTAACGAAATCAAGTTGTCATGGAAGTCAGACACTCCAAACAAAGTATGTGTTACTACTTGTTCCAGCGAAAAAAATAAAACAACATTCGAAGACCAATGGCAACGAGAGGTTCAATTATGTTAGTTTGGGATCATTGGCACATAGAGCCCAGCAGCATTTGCACATTGAAATGTCCTAGATGTCCTCGAGCCGAAGTACCAGAAAGTTTGTTGAACCGTCAACTCACACTGAACTTTTTTAAGAATCAAATTGGTGCGGATACTGTACAACAAATTAAAAAAATTACATTTTGTGGCAACGACGGAGATCCGATCTATTGCCGAGACTTTTTGGAAATCTGTACATGGATCAAACAAGTTAATCCTGCGATACAGTTAGTGCTGATTACCAATGGTAGTTACAAGACCACGGACTGGTGGCAACAACTGGCCAACATATTTGATGCCAATGATGAAATTCACTGGAGTTTGGATGGGTGGGATCAAGAATCCAATGAACAATATCGTGTAAACAGCAACTGGGATTCCATAGTCAATGGCATCGACACATTTAATCAACACAACACAAATACCTATCGAATTTGGGCCAGCATTGCATTTAGATTCAACGAACAGCATCTAGTGAGGCAAAAAATCACTGCTATGGCTCACGGGTTTGACAGTTATCAGCTAACAAAATCAACTAAATTTGCAAGTAAATATCCCGCTTATGGTTCAGATGATCTGTTGGAACCCAAAGATTCTCAATTAATAGCCTCGGGCTATAGATTTGAACGTATAATAGAAGCACTGACAACAAAACAAAGGCCCGGTAACCAACTTAAAACTACATTTTTACAACGAGCAGAAAACTTAGGCAATTATTCAGGCATTTGTTTGATAGGCAACAAAGGCGTGTTTTTAAACAGTCAAGGAGAATTTTATCCTTGTTGTTGGACCGCCAACAGATACGAACACAATCAAAGCTGGCACAACAGAGCACATTCACAATTTAACTTAAACACCCGAACCTTTCAAGAAATTATTACAGACAGCTTTTGGACTACAGAATTTTTGGAGTTTGACAGTTTGGAGTGCCAAACCAAATGCACACCGGATCGTTTGACTGATAAGCATCACACAACTGAATGGTGATTTTTTTAGGTATTCAGCAAACTATGGTAACTAATAGTCCATGGTATGGCTTTATGAATCTCAACCTGTTGATCAGTTACCCGAAGAATGTGTTGGTTTTGTTTATTTGATTACAAATAATCTAACTGGCAGAAAGTACATTGGTAAAAAATTAGCAAAGTTTTCAAAAACAACATACAAAGTAGTAAAATTAAAAAACGGCAACAAGAAGAAGAAAAAAATTAGAAGCAAAATTGATTCAGACTGGCAACTATACTATGGCTCAAGCCCAGAATTAACCAAAGACATTGAACAACTAGGCACACACAACTTCTCAAGAGAAATACTTTATTATTGTCGAAGCAAGTCTGAATGTAGTTACATTGAGGCCCGAGAACAATTTGCACGCAAAGTATTAGAATCAGACGA